GAGTCTAACGCTAGACTATGAGCTATTTAATGGATACGCTATCGAAGTGATAAAAACTAAGGTAGGAAACCAATACCACCACATAGACTTCGCTAATATAAGAGTAGGTTTAGACGGCAGTATTCAATATGCAGATGACTGGATAACCGATAAAGGGCTAAAGAACTCTAAGCCAGACATACAATACCTAGAGAGATACAATCCTAGAAACCCAGAGCAAAAAAGAGGGGTTATATATCACGTAGATTATAGACCTAACCTAAAGTACTATCCTTTACCCGTATATGTAGGCTCACTAGCTGAGATTAGAACAGATGTACAGATAGGCGACTACTGGCTAAATGAGGTTAAAAACGGATTTGTAGGAGGTACGCTAATTCAGCACAATAACGGAGTACCTGAGACCAAAGAAGAGGCTAAGCAGTTTGAGGATGCGTTTAAAGAGAAGTTCGGTAAGGCTACTGGCACTAAAATAGTACACTTATTTTCACCATCTAAGGACAACGGCAGCGAGATAACTAACCTGAACGGCAATGACTTGCACGAAAGGTATATTAATATGAGCCAAAGGGTAAAGGAGTCTATATTTATAGGACATAGAGTAACTAACCCGATACTATTTGGAGTAAAAGAAGAGGGTCAGCTAGGAGCTAGAAACGAGCTAGACTTAGCTTACGAGATTTTTACCAATACTTATGTAGCTGAGAGACAGAATACGCTTTTGAGAACTATCAAAAAGCTAGCATTCTACGAAATACAGAACCCGAATATAGAGATACTATCACTAAAGCCGATAGATACAGTAGACCTAACCTCAGACATAATACTAGCTAACCTTAGCCGTGAGGAAATAAGAACTATGATAACTGACCAGACTGGGCTAGAGCTTATAGAAGAGCAGACCTCACCTACTCAAATGTCTAAGATTGACGAAGATAAAGAGATGGTAGATGGCATAGTAGAGCTGCTGCTAAAAGTAGAGGACTTAGAAAACCGCAGAGAGATGGTTTTAGACACTCTAAGAGACTTTGACGAAGAAGGGGTGGTATACGACCTAGAAGACTTTTTGAAGCGTGTAGGCGTCTCTAATATAGGCTTTGATGCTATTACTAAATTTGAAACGTATAACGACTACCCAAAAGCGGCTAGTAAGAATGCTCAGACGGCTTTAAATTGGGCAGATAAAAACGGTTGGGGTTCTTGTGGAACTCCAGTAGGTAAAAAGAGAGCAAATCAATTAGCAAAAGGAGACAATATAAGCCGAGATACTATCGCTAGAATGGCAGCCTTTGAACGCCACAGAAAGAACTCTAAAAAGGAGCTAGGAGATGGATGCGGTAGATTAATGTGGTTAGCTTGGGGAGGCGATGAAGGGGTAGCGTGGGCTCAGAGAAAGCTAAAGCAAATAGATAACGAGAAGATGTCTGCTTGCGGGTGCTTCTCAACAAATGAAGATACAAATTTCTTTGCAGGAATGGGAGAGCCTGAAAGTGACTACGAAGTGCTAGATAGTTTTGACATTAACTTTAAGGAAGACGGCAGCCCAATTAACTTCGCCACTGAACAACAAGGCATAATTCAAAGGATTCTTACCTTAATACTCACAAATCCTCTAATCGCTTCTAGCGGTATAGCTGAGGCACTAGGACTAGACTTTGAGCAGCTTATAAGCTCAATGAGTGTATTAAAGAAATCTAACCTAATAGAAATAGAAGGCAGCACAATAGGACTAACTCCAGTTGGTGACAGAGTAGCTAAGGCAATAGATGTACCTCAGACAGAAGTAAAGTATAGATATGAGCTTAGAAAGAATGCTCCAGCGTTAAAGCCAGGAGGTAAGTCTAGAAAGTTTTGTGATGACTTGATGCAAACACCTACGCAGCTATACACTAGAGAGCAGATAGACGCAATGAACAATAAAATGAAAAAAAGCGGATACTCAAAAGTAGCAGACGTTTGGCTAGCTAGGGGCGGGTGGTATAGGCGAATAGGAACAGAAACATCTATCCCTTTTTGCCGTCATATATGGAAACAAGTAATAGTACGTAAGAAATGATTTTAATAGTAAGCCCAGCATTCATAAAAGAGAACACCGTACTACATTATAACGTAGACGATGGCTACCTAAAGCCGCTTATAGATAGTATCCAAAATACATTTGTTAGACCAATTTTAGGGAGTGCCTTATTTGATGAAATACTAGCTCAGATAAAGAGTAACTCAGTTACTGCACTAAATGAGACGCTTATAAAAGACTATATTCGTGATGCTTTAAAGTGGGAGGTATGCCACAAGTACACAAGGATAGGTACTTATAAGCTGAGAAATAAGGGAGCTGGTAAACACTCAGGCGATAGTTTTACACCACTAGGTGAGAGCGAGCTAGTAGTAGCTAAAAACATTTATAAGGATAACGCAGATTTTTACAGAAGAAAATTAAAGCTATATTTGAAGCAAAACGAGAACGATTACCCACTTTACAAGACACCACCGAACGGAGTGGACATAGTTTACCCAGAGCAAGACACTGAATGGAGAAGCCAGTTTATACTTTAAGCAAAGAGAAGAAGTTAGCGAGATATGTCGAAAAGTTTGACCATAAAAAACGTAAGGACAATAATGGAGGGGATAGCCAGCGAGCATCCTCAAATAAACACCGTACTAAAGGGTAATATCTTTGACGTAGATTTAACTAAAGATGTTACTGGAAGCTATCTCATATACGATATTATTTCTATTTCTCCTAATGGGTTTAACGGAATAGACTACTCGATAGACTTGTTCTTGTGCGATAATGTCTCAGAGATAAATACAGAGTCAAACGAGGTAAGCGTTCAAAATGAGTGCTGCTTAATTGCTTTGGATATTATGAGCATCTTCGAGAATTACAATAAGTCAGACTGGGCAGATAAAGACATAGCACTAGCACTTAATAAGAACTGGAGCATACAACCTTTTACAGAAAGGTTCGATAGTCTATACTCAGGTGCTGCGATTAATTTAAGCGTCAGTTCTGCTTATGGTTATGCCAGATGTAAAATACCTGATTTGCCTTGGGAGGTAGCTTATAAAGCATATAAGGATAGGCTAGCTAAAGACGGAGCAACCTTTGAGAATCAAACTTGTACTTATAACGAATTAAAATATTTATACACAAATTAAAATGACAACAACTGAACTATTAATTTCAAGAAATGGACAATACTTTGTAGACGGAGATACTACCTTTACTGCTGCTCAAAAAGTAGCTTTTATCGTAGTAAACGAGGACGCAATATTGACTAACTTTACAAGCCAGTCAGATGCTGACCTAGTGGCTCAAAGTGGTATATCTGCCAAGACAATCACTAAAGGTATGATACTAGCTGCAAAGAATGGCGAGTACATAAAAAGAGTGAACGTATCTAGTGGTAGTATTATAGCAGTATTTGCGTAATGTACGGCTACGGGTATCAATATAGCAAAGTAGACACGGGCAACGCTGGCAAGGTAATAGCCGAAGCGTATGAGGTTCGTGTGCTTGCTGATGGAGGGGTATACGAGAATAGCCAATGTTTAATTAGATTTTTAAATAGAATAATACAAGAATGAGTTTATACGATGACGCAAGCCTGATAATGTATCCAAGCGGATACAAGGCAGATAAAATATACAGTTTAAAGCCAACCGATGGGAGTGGTGATTTAGACTTTACACGAGCAAGCACGGCAACGAGAGTGAATGAAAGCGGCTTAGTTGAAAGTGTAGCCACTGGAGTACCACGAATAGACTACACGGGCGGTGGATGTGGAAAATTGTTGTTAGAGCCACAGAGGACAAACTTGTTTTTGTATAGTGAGCAGCTAAATGATGCTGCTTGGGATACCACAGAAGGAATTACTATAATTGATAATGACACTACCTCCCCAGACGGAAATATAAATGCAGAAAATGTTATACCCGATGCAACACTTAATTTTCATAGGGTAAAACAAGCGGCTGCGGTTGCTTTGTCAACGCCATATGCTTTTTCAGTGTATGTAAAACCAAATGGGTACGATTACTTTATGATTAGAACAGCTGGACTATCTGGCAATGGTAATGTAGGTTATGATTTAATTAATGGAACTGTAACCTTTGCCGAATCGGGATATAGTGGATTTATTAGTGAGGTAGGCAACGGTTGGTATCGTCTTGGTTATGTTGCTAGTTTTGACCTTACAACCGCAGCAATTGGGTTTCGTCCGCAACCAACGGCACAAACGGATAACAATATCCCTCCATTTACTGGTGACGGAACAAGCGGGGCTTACATTTGGGGTGCTCAACTAGAAGAAGGCAGCTACCCCACAAGCTACATACCAACGGCAGGTTCTCAAACCACTCGTATAGCAGAAACTGCTAACGGTGCAGGGGATGTGAATACTTTTAATGATAGTGAGGGGGTTTTGATGGCAGAGATTAGTGCTTTGGTAAATTCAGATACATATAGGTTGATTTCTTTAAGTGATAATAGCACAAGTAACGAAATTTTCATAGGCTTAAGATTTGATACAGGTAAATTATATTACAATATAGACAGTGGTGGTGTTGGTCAATCAAGTTTTATTTCTGATATTACAACTCTAAATACATCAACTAAGTTTTGCATAAAATACAAACAGAATGACATTTCTTTTTATATTAATGGATTTAAAGTTTATTCGGACACAACCCCAAGTACAATGCCAAGTGGATTGTCTGTTATTAAAATGAGTAGAGGTAATGGTACACTACCTTTCTACGGAAACACAAAACAAATACAATACTTCCCAACGGCACTAACAGACGCACAACTAGAAGAAATAACCTCTTGGACATCTTTTATAGAAATGGCACAAGCACAAAATTATAAAACATATTAATATGGCAAATACATTAAAATTTGGAAACGGAGAGTGGGCAACTAAAGAAGGTTCTACACTTGCATATAATGACGAAAACGGAAACTTTAAACCTTTGCCTTTTGACTTTAGCAGAAGTACAACAGCAACAAGAGTTAATAAAGAGGGTTTAATAGAATTAGTAAGTAATAACGAGCCAAGAATAGACTTTTTAAATGATAGTAATGGAGCGTTGTTGTTAGAGCCGAGTAGGAGTAATTTAGTGCAATATTCAGAAGCGTTTGATAATGCTTATTGGAATAAATTAAACGTAACTGTAAGCGCAAATCAATCGGTTGCTCCCGATGGAACAACAAGCGCAGACCTTGTTTATCCAACGACAAGCGGGGCAAATAGGTTGATTGAGAAATTTGTACCAGCAACAACTGGCCAAGTTTGGACTTCAAGTTTTTTTGTTAAAGCGTCTGGATTTAATTGGGTTTTAATATATGCCCCTAATCTTGCTACTTGTTGGTTTAACGCATCTACTGGCGTTTTTGGAACAGTTGCTGGCAATGTTACTGCAAGAGTTTTAGGGCAAGTAAATGGATTTTGGCGAATTTCACTTACTGGCACTTTAGGTGCAAATAATGCTTATTTTTATGCGGGTGTTGCAGATTCAAACGGAAGTGATACGGCAACCGCAAGCGGAACAAACGGCATTTTTCTTTGGGGCGCACAATTAGAACAAGGAAGCTACCCAACTTCGTACATACCAACACAAGGGAGTATTGGAACGAGAGTGAGTGATACTTCATTACAAACTCCGCCTGATGGTATTATAGGACAAACAGAGGGGACTGCTTATTTTGATGCTTCTAGATTATTTACAAGCGGAACAAGGAGTATTAGTTTGATTTACACAAGCGGTGCTGCGTATTATCAAATATACCTTAATGCAAGCAATCAAGTAAGGGTTGACGTTAATGGCTCTCTACTTTTTTTGGGTGGAACAATT